AGGTTCGCGCCTCTCAGGTTCGCGCCTCTCAGGTTCGCGCCTCTCAGGTTCGCGCGCCCCGTTACTGCCGCCTCAACGGCGAGCTTCAGCGATTCGGCTTCGCACTCGAATAGAATCTTGGTCGTGAATCTGCATTTGATCTCGAATTTCATGATTTATCCTTCTTGGCCCGGTTCACGACCGAACGATAGATCAACCTGGTCCTGATTAGTAAATGAATCTGGATCAGTTTTGACCAGATGAGCATCGGCGTTATTTAAGAAATCAGCTATCTGGCCAGTCACGGGCTTACCTTCCATATGGGCTTTGTTTTTAATGAAGCCCACATAACCCTTGAGATCGATGAAAGGGATGTCCCTCACTGAGAGCCCTTTGTACTTGCCGAATTTGCATATGTACAATCCCGGCTCAGCGAGAATTTGGCTTTCTTTTACTGAAATACCAGCTGATGACGGCTCGATTTTTGATGCGGCGTTTCCATCATCATCACCATCATCAGTGGCAATGCCAACCATAGCCATCAGTGCATAGCGTCTTCCATAGGTCACAGCCGAGCCATATGCCTGCGGGCCATTATCTTTAGGGATCAAAGTAAATGAACCCTCAAACCATTGGCCAGACGAATGCGCCAATAACGTCGTGATCGTTACATGTCCAACATCTGTCGTCGAGGGTGATTGAATGACCGAAAGCCCATTCTTAGAAAGAGGTCCACGACAAGCAGCCCAGATGCTTTCTAACGTTGCATATTTGGATCTGAAATGTGGGTTCAATCCTACTCGATCAGCCGTTTCAAATTCGATCTGAGCCTTAGAAAGAGCTTGGGCGATTTCATTAATCTGATCACTTTTCTTCATGGGGAATACTTTCTACTGCAGCGATAGCAGCTAAAATTGCTTTTCTGATTTCTATTTGGGTGATCTCATGTCTACGAAAGATCGTTTCCCATCCGCTCCCGTGGCATTTAGGACAAGGAGCATCCTCAAGGCAATCCTGTGCGGATCTTTCTTGTGGGATGTTGATCAATGTAGATATGATTTTGTTTCCTGAACAGTATGAACAAGCTTGGCGAGCCATAGATACCTCCTGAACTAGGTATGCAGGCTCTATAAATGTGATTTAAAGAATCGTCAACTGGAAACTATCGAGTCCTTCCTGAACCTGCATGAATCTTTCAAATGCGACCCGACTATTCTGGATGCAGTTGGGACCGAAGTTTAGCCCCACGAGAATACAGCCAGAACTATCCTCATCGAAGTTACCACAATGAAAGAGCAAACCAGTATGCCCAGAAACTCCAGTGATCTCAAAAGTAATGAACGGCTCATCGTGGCCTTTTAGCTGATGTTCTCCTCGAACGCACGTAAATACTCCTGAAGGAATCTTTGTCTCCCAGACAATATCATTCCAATACGCGTGCTCCAGAGTAACCGCCAATAATCTGTCATTGGAATCAATCAGATTCCCATAAATCCCAGATTCATCTCGTCGCATTCTTTTAAGTACGAGATCCATTAATGTGCCGCCTGACAGGCTTTGAGTTGATCCAGAAGAGTTGTCATCTGGTTCAAGAGTGCTTGGTAATCCGGAATAAAATGGACCACACACTGATATTGCTTTTGACCTGATGCCAACATGATCGCATTGCAGGAAGCAAGATTCCGGTCATTCTGAGGCAGATGAGCTTGCAACGTCTGTTGCTCTACATTGAGCACATAAGGATTATGCTCATCGATGGATGAGATCGGCTTAGATCCCATTCCAAGGCTGGCACACGCAGCAAAGATAAGGGAAATAAAACCCAGGTAATGGTTATCTTTCATGGACGGCCATCCTTTTTCATCTGATTGACTGCTTGTGCCAGATCTTGGTTATCAGAAGCTTCTTGATCAGCTTCAGTTTTGGGTTTGGGAAGATATTTGAGAAGTACTGGGATAGCGACTCCCAGACCTCCTAGGAAAGTAGCGATTGCAGCCCATGCCGCGGCAGTCATTTGGGATCCTTTCTCTCAGCCACACGGCCATGGAAATGGCCTAGGACGAAAGTTAAAAGAGGGGACACCACGCCATGGATGATTGTGATCCAAAGAGCGTAGTGTCCAGCCTCAGCTTTCATTTGCCAGGTTTCAGCTGCGAATAGCCGCGACCAAGTCGGGGAGCTGACAGGCGACCGCGCGCTCGGCGGCCAAAGGATCAGCTGAGGCATCACTTTCAAGATTGGTAACCTGGCTCAGAGCAGGCACAAGGTCCGCTACAAGAGCCGCGCCGATAGCAGTTACCTCAGGCAAAGTGCCTCCGCCAGCCTTAATCGCAGCTTTTACATCAGCCACACACTTCACCAGAGCCGTCATCACCGCATCTTCGCTAGCTGCTACCTGGATAGTTTTCGAAACATCAGCCATAAATCCTCCTCATATCATACAGTTATTGCGCTCTTGCCAATTCTACTAAGAGGCTTACGAGAAAAGCGCAAAACATCGCTGCCCCCATGACTTTCCATTTAAAGGCCAAATGGTTGTCAGTCAATACGTCCACTTTCCGCTCAATCCGATCCAGGCGATCATTTAAATGCCGCCCCTGTTCCTCGAGCTTGCCGAGAATGTGACTCACATCCATGTGATGCCTCCAGATAATTATTATTTACAAACACTTATAAATAAAATTAACATATGCCCAAACTCAACTCCAAGAGGAATGATTTCATGTTCCAAAGAAAGAAGAGAAAAATGCGCACAAAAGATGAAATTGATAAGGATTACACGAATCATGCAGTCCAGATTGGACATAAAGCTCGCGTTGTCGCTCAGCTTCAAGAAGAGATCGACGCTCATATCACTAAGCTCGTGGACATCAATAAAGAGGCCATGTTGCTCCCACCTGAGCCCGTAAAACCCGTGGATGCTCCTCAAGTCCAAGATGCCCCGGCTACGATCCAGGAGAATGCATGAGCTGGTGGAAGTGGGGCAATCAGGACAAAGTTCCCGTTAATTCCCATCGAGTCTCGACCGATAAGATTCGAGAACAAATGAACGAGCCCAGACCTCTGCCAATGGGTCAAAAGGAATTTGTCGAATGGACAGACCGGATCATCTCAGGAGCTCTTATCCCTTGTGATGACCGCGATAGCCTGGTCGGAGCCTTGGCCGCCATGCTTATGCAGCTAGGACCTACCGAGTCTCATAAGCCAGATGCCTACTTCATCCATGCACTCAGGAAGGGTGCTGTCAATGAAGTGGCTCACGCTAACTTCCAGCAGATCAAGAAGCACAAGGAAGCTAAATCCAAAGAAGACTCGGTGAAGCCGGCTGGGTGATAATGGCCAAACCATCCGCTCATCCCGGATTTAAAATACTTCTTAAAGAATGGAATAGGCGACTCGCTGAGACAGGATTCCAAGATATCGAAACAGAGTTTCTCAGCGAGCCCGTCCTTAAGCAGTCAGGCACAGAAAAACGCTACAAACGGATGGATCCGGTGAGGCGTGAAGCTAAGCATCAATTCTTTAAGATCTTAGAAGAGAAAGTTAAACGCACACGGCTTAAATGCCAGATGGTGTTTACCTTTGTCAGCGGGCCTAAGGGACAATTCTTCGAGAGTGAGCAGGAGCTAAATATCCTGAGCTTATACTCTCAGGGAGTGTCCCAAGCCCAAATCAAGCGCAGACTCAGTATAGAAGGCCATCGATGCCAGATCTATTATCCTATCTACAAATGGCTGAAGCTCTGGGGTCTTAAATGAGTAGCTATAAGATCCTCTCATTTCCCTCCTCAGCAACCGAAGTAGGACCCTATCTGGGACTTATTATCAGCAACTGGCTTACTACCCAAAAATACACGAACGAATGGTTCAAGCTGATCGATGAGGAGATCTACTTCTCAACCTACGGGCAATTCATCCGCTCAATCCTGGCCAGACCTGCCTGCAAAGTCAATCTAGCCGTCCTAAGTGACAATGAGGACGTCTGTATAGGCTTCTGTGTCTATGAGAACCAAACCATCCATTACTGGTTCGTCAGACGCTACGCCAGAAAAGAGAAAATCGGTACCAGCTTACTCCCGAAGGACTTCACAAAGATCAGTCACGTAACCCTTCCGGGAGTCATCATCTGGAAAAACAAGTTCCCCAAGGTCATCTTTGACCCATTTCTAACCTAGGAGAGTAAATGGCTAAGCACGCTTTATCGTTTCTTGAATTACATAATCAGTTCTTCATGCAAGGCAGCAATCTGGGCAATAAGATCAATGCTGCTCAAAAAGGAGCCAAACTCATCCTCGATGACGATCGCTCAGTTGTGTGGGTCTATTTTAAAGGCAAAGTCTCGTTCATTCCGACCGCCAGTGTAGCTTCCGCAGATGTCATCCAGATCCCCGATGATGTCAAAGAGGCTCTAGGCCTAGATACCGTTCAAAACGAGCCTATGGGTCCTCCTGCGATTGCTAGAGCCAAGCGTGAACAGTTCCAAAATGTCCAAAATAATGCTGTTCCCATGCCTGATTTCGATCCAAATGATATGGATGCAGTTGCCAACCACCGAGAAATGGTCAGAGCAGCTTCAGCTAATGCCAATAGGCCAAATCCATTTTCAGCTCAGAATGATTTCTTGATTCAGCAAGCTCGTGGACAAGCTGAAGGCTTCAAGCAAAGCGCTCAAGTAAGCAATCCGACGTTGCCGACCGAAGGTCAACGTCCTCGTGGACGTCCACCTAAGATCTTGTCTCATGCCGATCTTAAGGCTAAACTAGATTCTGAGGCTAAAACATGACCTATAAACTTACAGCCACAGTCACTCATAAGTCATTTGAGACGCCAATCACACATAAGTTCTTTTATATGGGTGACACCTTTGAAGATGTGCTCAAGCAGATTCAAACTCTTCCACATCACCTCAAGAATCTTAGGCATCATCTCAAGTGTGCCTTCAAAGATGCACGAGGCGTTAAGCATCAATGGCAGCTTGAGCACATGAAAGAAATGAATTGATAGAGTAATAAAAACTATGAGACCTAAAGGAATACCAAACAAAAGGACTAAAGAAATCTGTGATCTGATCGATCAAAGTAGATTAGGTCCAGCTGAAGCACTTCTTGCCATCTTGAACTTGGATTACAAAGCATTAGGACGTGATAGTGCAACTCGTACTCGTTGGACTTCGGCCGGGATTGAATACGAAGAAGAAGTGATCAGTCTTGAATCCCAGCTGGATGCTGCTAAACAGCTTATGAAGTATCGATATTCTCAGAAGCAAGCTGTTGAAGTATCAACAGGTGAAGCGGGCATTAAGATTATCGTCGAGGACTACAGTAAGAAATGAAGCAGGCTAGTGGATCGGTACCATGCAAGGCTCATAACCTTGAGAGCCCAGTTCGACTCTGGGGCCTGTTTCCAATTCAATGACTGAGCTTAGGATAGCGCTTCAACCCAAACAAAAGGCGTTCTTGAATGCAATCGAAACAACCCCAATCACTTTCTATGGCGGCGCTAAAGGCGGTGGAAAGTCTAAGGGCCTTCAGCTCATTATGTTATTGCGACGATTTAAATATGCAGGAAGCACTGGGTCTATTTTCAGACGCACGTATCCTGAGCTCGAGGGCAACCATATCCGGCCACTGTTTCAAGCATTTCCAGGACTCAGAGAATATTGGAACGAAGCCAAAAAGCTTCTAACACTCCCCAATGGTTCAACCCTTCAATTCTGTCATTGTAACAACGAAGCGGATGTGGATCTTTATCAAGGCCGAGAGTTCCATGACTTGGCGATTGATGAGGCGGGCCAATGGCCGGAAGCTATGTTTCGAAGATTGCTCGGATCGAACCGTTCTAGTAAATCCGGCATTAGCGCACGTGCTATCCTTACCGGAAATCCGGGCGGGATTGGGCATGGTTGGCTTAAGAGACTTTTCGTGGATCGTCGATTTAATGAAAGAGAAAACCCACGGGACTATACCTTTATCCAAGCTTTGGTGGACGACAACCAAGCTCTTGTGGAAAATGATCCCGCCTATGTCCATCGACTTGAATCAGAACCCAACGAAGCCCTAAGAAAGGCATATCGCTACGGCCACTGGAACATCTTTGCAGGACAATTCTTCCAAGAGATCTCAAAAGAAGTCCACTTCATCAAGCCCTTCCAAATGCCGCCGCACTGGAACCGTTTCGGGGCGTATGATTATGGATATAATCATCCAGCAGCATTCGGATGGTTTGCTAACGATGAAGATGGGAACACCTACCTTTACAGGGAGTTTGTTAAAGCCGGCTTACGGATCGATCAGTTTGCTAAGCTTATTAACTCATTCTCAGATACAGCGAGCCTTTATCCAATCGTTGCGGGACACGATTGCTGGACTCAAAAGTCCACACTAAGAGACGACAAGCAGCCGCCCACAGTGGCTGAGGAGTTTTTGACACACGGAATCCAGATCTCGCGAGCGGTCATTGATCGGATTCAAGGTGCGGCGCAATTACGTTCATATTTGGCTTGGCAGAATCTGTCTAATGGCCGTAAGAAACCCAGATTTTATATCTTTGACACTTGCCCGGTCACCTTTGACACGATTTCGCGAATGATCCATGACCCGGATCGGGTGGAAGATGTGCTCAAAGTAGATGCTACTGAAGGGGATCCGCTTTCGGGAGATGATGCATATGACATGGTCCGCTATGGACTGATGAGCAGGCCAGTGCTAACAGATCCCATTATACCGAAGCTTGTCCGTGGTACTAAAGCATGGCATGACAAGATGAACGAGAACTTGTTTGACCAAGCACTAGAGCATTTCAAAAAGGAGCAAGAAGATCGTGAAGGCGGTTGGCCTAGCGATTATAGTTGAAGCCCATTCTCTTTTAATTGGCCTGTAGCTCAGAGGTAGATTTGATTCCAAAGTGGTGAAATGGTATCACGACCGGCTGTTAACCAGTAATTCCTCGTTCGAATCGAGGCTTTGGAGCCAAATGAAGTATTGCGGGACATGCAAAATATCTAAGCCATTTGAACAGTTCTACAAAAACAGAACTAAAAAGGATGGTCTGCAAACATTCTGCAAAGTGTGCGATCGAGGCTCTTATGGAAAGACATTCAACTGCACCAAGTGTGGGACTGAATTTAGGATTGCTCACCGAAACGTCCGCACTCGGGTCACCCGTCTTTGTCAGGGGTGCGTGCGAGAATACACGATTTCGCGTGTCATTGAGGCGAACAAGCTTCGTACAAAGCCGGAAATCTTTTCTACCAAGGGCTATCAATACCTAAGAGACAATAAAGAAAAACACGGCTACATATTATCTCATCGAAAGGTGATGGCTCGTTCTATTGGCAGACCACTGCGGGATTCTGAGATTGTTCACCATATCGACGGGAATCGGCTCAATAATGACTTAAGCAACCTGTGGCTGACGGATCATTCTGCCCATAAGAGGGCGCATCGTACCCTTGAAATACTAGCCTTACAGCTCCTTGAGCGCGGCGCAATAAAGTTCAACCGCGAGACCGGTGAGTACGAATTCGTTTAGCCTGATCCCATCCAGGCCAGCCATATATATAGATCTTAGCCAATTTATCTTATCTCGATAACTTTTCTAATTCTCTATAAATCACCAATTAGCCACCAATTAGCCACCAATTAGCCACCAATTAGCCACCAATTAGCTACCTAGGAATACGACATTTTGGACCTAATCGAGGGTCCAAATGCTGCCATTTCTCAAAAAAGACAAAGAAGCATCTGTTTCTGTCCCAGTTGATGTCCAAAAGCGTGAGCCGGATGAAGAGTCTGACTACGATACTCTGGAATCAGCTGCAGATGATCTGATCAGTGCTATCCACGCCAAGGATACCAAAGGGGTGTGTGTAGCGTTGCGCGCTGCATTTGAGCTGTTGGACAGCGAGCCTCATGACGAAGGTCCCCATACTAACGAGGAATAATCAATGCCCCTGAGCCATGGAAAGTCCAAGGAAGCGTTTTCCAAGAATGTGAGCACTGAGATGCATGCCGGGAAGCCGATGAAACAGAGTCTTGCGATTGCCTACGCCATGAAGCGAAGGAAGAAGATGGCCATGGGAGGGCAACTTGCTTCTGGCTATCTCGGAATGCCTTATGAGCCCGTGATGAAGAATAAGGCTGCCTTAGAAGAGGACGATAAAGATCTCAATCAAGAAGGCGAAGAAGACGAAGGACCCATGGGAGCTTACGCCCAAGGTGGCATGACCATGCGGGATAAGATGAACCGCGGAGAAGTGGACACCGATTATGGACCTAATCCTGAGCATCATGAAGATGAAGATAAAGGTCCAAGTTTTAAAGATCTTCCATTTGATCATCAAATGATGGTTAGAATGCATGAAAACACTAAAAATAGTTATGGTTCTTCTGAGCCAGAAGAAGGCGATGAATACCCGTCGGTGGAAGAATCTGCCTATGCTTATGGTGGCGATATCGTCGATCATATCATGCGTAAACGGTATTCTGAGGGCGGTAAAGTAGCCAACGCTACTCCTATTGTTGCAGGCTTTAAGCCCAATGAGTTTGATGATCTAGTCCTGCGTGACGATCTAGAATCGACCTATGGTCACGATGACAATGCCGGTGATGCGCTTGGCAATGCTCAAGAAGACGAAGACCGCCATGACATCATTGCTAGGATCATGAAGCAGCGCAAGATGAAGCAGCATAATCCGAGGCCTGCTTGATCGAATCACTCAAAGATCTTGAGAAGCTACTTAAGCTCTGTCGCAAGCAAGGTGTGACTGAGATCAAGCTTGGAGTAGTCGAGCTTAAGCTTGGAGACCTTCCAACTGAGCAGACAGTCTCCATGGATGTCTCAGATGATCCTTATAAGAGCTTTCCTCAGGGTGAACTAACGCCCGAGCAGCTCATGTTCTATAGCGCTGGCGGCGTACCCGAGAATGATCCTGAGCTAAATAAAGCGAGCTAATCATGAAGATCAGCAAGACCAAAGGACCGGTCGATAAGATCAAGATGAAGACGAAGTCCACGTCTGACACGACGATGGAACTTCAAGAATGGTGGCCAGATGCCCTATCTGATGCTGAGCGTGCTGCTGCTCTTTGTTCTACTGCTGCTTATCTTAAAACCAACCAAACTTATCGAACTCGTCAGCTGGCCGTTGATATTCGTATGTATTGTGGTCTTTCGGTCTATTCGTATGCTGGATCGAATGTCAGCAAGATGGACCAGACGAAAACGCTCCCAGATGACAGGCCAACGTTCAACCTGATCTCTGCATGTACGGATACGCTCGTCTCTAGGATCTCTCAAGCGCGTCCTACGCCAGTCTTCTTGACTGATAACTCAGATTACAAAGAACGTCATCTTGCTCAATCGCTTAATCAGTTCATCTTAGGTGAGTTCTACCAGGTCAAAGCTTACGAGAAGGGCGCTCAAGTGCTCAGGGACACTTGTGTGATGGGCACAGGGGCACTCAAGGTCTATGAGGACTGTGAGACCGGTAAAGTAGCCGTAGATCGAGTCATGACCACGGATCTTTACGTAGATAATAATGATGCTGTGAATGGAGAACCTACACAGCTCTATCAGCTCAAGCTCATGGACCGTGGCAAGCTTATGGCCAGGTATCCTAAAGAGCACAAGATCATCGAGAACTGCGATAATGCGCTCCCTGACAATGTTCCTGATACAGCGCGTACCGTTGCAGATCAGATCATGGTTGTCGAAGGGTGGAAGTTGCCATCTTCTCCAGACGCAGGCGATGGAAGACACACTATCGCCTGCGTTAATGGATTGATCTTAGATGAACCTTGGGAAAAGGATTCATTCCCATTCGTGTTCATGAACTATTCGGATCCTTTCTTGGGATTCTTTGGCCAGGGGGTCGCGACCCGACTCTTTGGAACGCAGATGACGCTCAATCGTATTCTTTATACGATTGCCAGAGCGATTACTCTCGTTGGTGTTCCCCGTGTGTTCCAAGAACAGAACTCCAAAGTTGTCTCAGCCCATAACAACAATGAGATTGGTGTTATCGTCAAGTATTCAGGAGTGAAGCCTAGCTATGAAGTAGCTCCTTGTAATGCCCCTGAGCTTTATCAGGAACGCGATAGGCTCATTCAGTACGGATTCCAGCAAGAGGGCATCTCGCCCATGCAGGCAAGCTCTATGAAGCCTGCAGGCTTGGACAGTGGAGAAGCTCAGCGTGTCTATGACGACATTTCTACTGATCGGATGTTCACGGTCAGCAAGCGCTATTCTAATCTCTATATCCAGCTTGCTTACAAGATCACTGACGTTGCCATGGATATCGCTAAACGAGATGGCAAGTACCAGACGATCTATCCTAATAAGGATGGCACCAAAGAAATCGATCTGCCTGCCATGACGTTGCTTCAAGATCCATTCGTTATCCAATGCTTTGATGAAAGCTCTTTGCCACGCGATCCAGCGGGTAGGACCGCCACTGTTATTGAATGGGTACAGAGCGGCATGATTACTCTCAAAGAAGGCCGTAGACTGATGCGTGCTCCGATGGATCTCGAGCAGAACGAGAAGCTATCCAATGCTTCTGAGGAAAGGATCTTCAAGTATCTGGATGAGATTGTCGAGGATGGGAAATACACGCCTCCTGATCCGTTCATGGACTTGGCGACTGCTGAACAATTGGTTGTTCAGTACTACAATCTGTATGTTGCAGCTAAGCTAGAGGACAAGAAAGAACAGATGCTGCGTGATTTCTTCACGCAGATCCAGACGCTAAAGCAAGCTGCGATGCCAGCTCCGATGCCTCAGGCACCCACCGCACCGGCCAATCCCATGCCTACTCCCACGTCTAACTTGCTTCCCAATACGAATGCCCCTGTAGCGGCTTAGAGGATTCAATGGATTTAGAGTTGTCGAATGTTATCCCTATTATTGAACAGAAGAAGAAAGCATCTACATTCAAGATCATTCCCATAGGG